TCGGCAGCGGAGCGTTCTGGGCACCCTCGATGAAGATGCACCGGCAGATGTCGCCGAAGTTCGCCTTGCCACGCTCGATCGAAGCTTCGCTTCCCGCGATCTGGCCATTGAACTCGACGCCTTCATTCGTGTAACGGATACCCTGCCCTTGACCGGGCGGACCTTTTGAATCGTGCGGACTACCCCGCCCGACTTCCTTGATGGCGGACAAGAGCTCCGTGCGAAGCGTGTCGAACTTGCCATCGACCGCTTGCATGGTATGCCTGTCCGCCGATGACTTCACGGCTTGACCCGCATCGATGAACGCGCGGGCAACACCGTCCTGGAGGTCGAGGATCTGCCCCTTCGTGAAGGAGCCCACGGCCTCAGTCATTTCGATAAACATACAAACGACCCCGAATAGGATCACGACGACCTTTTTCGAGGTTGTCACTCTCCGGCCGTATTGCGTCCTGTCTGTCTCGAAGACAGCTTGGACCGGCGTGGAGTGCTTACCAGCACACATCAGAAAGACGTGTTTCCTTCAAATGACAATTATGTCCACTCGCGAAACTTGACCGGCTTGCCTTCCAGTTCGTCGGCGAATATCTTCAGCTCCGCCGGATCGACATGCTCCGCCATGTCCGCAAATTGCTCCATCGCAATTTTCGCTTGGAATCGATCCTCCGCATCCTTCATCAGTTCCTCCGGCGACTTCGGCTTGAATTTCTCCATGTAAATCGATTCGAGCCAGACATCCTCGAGCCTGGCCGGATCGCTGTCCTTCCATTCGGCCGATTCCAGATACAACCGGACCGTGAACGGCGGCTCATTCTCGATTGAACTTATTCCGTAAATCACTCCATCGACCACACGTACATCCTTCGGCAGTCCGTTTTTTGTCACGCGAACAGCCGGCTGATTCCCCTTCAAGAAACAATCCACAACCAATTGTGCATCGATTTCAAGATAACGCCGCCTCATCAGCATTGCCCCCGGAATACCAGATCCATCATTGCCTTGATGTCTTCCTTCAAGGATACCGCACGAGTGTCCGCCAGGGCAATCATTCGCTTGTGGTAATCATGAAATTCTAGCGGTTTCTCATCAAAGGCCCGCATAATTTCGTTCGCTATCACCCCGTCATGGACCGACAGGATCAGCTTTCCGTCCGGCTCGTGAATCGACCAATTCTGACCATCACTGATCATGTACCGCTTCGCTTCTGCCTTCTTTTCTTCTCGTTTTTTCTCGGCGGCCTTGCCTTCTTCTTCTTCCTTGCTTTCCGGCTTCTTCTCCGGCTCCTTCCCTCCTTCGTGCTCCTCTTCTTCCGGATCAATTTCTCGCTTGGCTTCCCGTTCTTTATTTGCCTCGATCGTCGCGAGCTGGGCAGCGGCCTTCGCTCGCGTCGGATGCTTTCCCAGCACCTTCCCTGATTCCGAATACACGATGTACTGGTCACCCTTCTTCTTGATGTACCGCTTCACTTCGCCAGTCTTGATCTCCGGCTTGACGAGTGCGCCGCCGGAAGCCATACCCGAGGACTCCAGCATCGCACGCGCCGCGTCAGGCAGCCATAGACCCCGCTCGACAAGCGTCGTCAATGTCTCCGGATTCGATGGCAGGCACGTCGCCGAATATTCCACGAGTGTAGACCGGCGATAAACAACATCGCAGCCATCTTCCAGCTCGGGCCGACTCCGGATCTCCTCGCGAGTCGGCCGTCCAAACTCTACCGGGATCGCTCGAATCGACCAGCCACGCAAGCCACCATCGACGTATGCGTCATAAAGCATGCGACTGAATTCGTCGTCCCGGAAATCCGTCCGGGCCATCAAACGGCCGAGGCCGTCCTTCTCGATCCTGATCCAGCCATTGCGGGCAATCGGGAGCTTTCCGCGAACTGGTTCCTGGCCGTGCTCCCACAACACCACCGGATTCGCCCGGTATTCCTCCAGATCAATTCCCAGTGTCTGAATCCACGATCGATGCCGGTCAATCGCACCCGTGTTGATCTTGCTCACGATCTGACGCTTGGACTTCAAGACATCATCGACTTGCGCCTCGACAGAAAAGCCACGCTGGATATATTCCAGGACCGCAGTGTCATTCATGATTGCCTCGGGAAATTTCCTTGGTTGGAGCTGGCGGTAATGACTCAAGATTTCCCGTAATTTCCACGGGAGGCTTTTCGATTGGTTCGGGTAGCTTCTCGTCAGACCAGCGAAGCACGCCATCGCACCGCTGGCCACTTTCCAGCGTCATCATGCAGAACATCCCGCCTCGAGCGAGCCTGTACTCACGCCGTCTGCACTTGTCACACGTCAGCCATTGATCCGGCATCAGCATTCGTACCAGATCGGAATCCTCGCCCCATCGTCGATATGCCGCGAAGGTCGGAACACCTTCCCGCGCAATTCCTCCGGGGCGTCCGCGCTGTTCGCAGGCACGGCCCACTGAGCAGGCGCCCCGTGATTCGTCTTGATGTCCGCGAAATACCGGCTCCCGTCACTCGTCACCAGCAAGATGTGCTCGACCATCAACCCCCGTTTTCTCATGGTGTCCGCCTCACAGTCATCCGAGCCCTTCGCACGTTTCCACGCCAGTGCTGACGGGAAACCGGAATCAAGTGCCGCCGCACATGCTCTTCTTGCTGCGCCGTCAATCGGCCTAATCTCCGGTTCGCGCCCGGCATCGCAAAGCCGGCACCAGTAGCGTACAAGCCACCCCACACACTCGGTCTCGGACGGGCGAAATCCATCGAGATCGCAGCACCAAAGATCCGCACCCGGTTCAGGGCCGGCCGCACGTGCGGGTGCGGACGCATATATCTTGTCCCGAATTCCTGGAAGATATCGTAAGGTGCTCCCATGATTAAACGTAATGTCTTATTCCTCGTTGTCAGACCACCCCATGTGATCTTGATCCCACTCTCCGCAGCGGAGACCACTTCGTAATCTTCTTCTGCCCGCAAGCGACCCGTCCGGAACGGCGCCAGGCTCCGCGAGATCATCAGCCACCGTTCGCCGGCAGCTTCCAGATCCCTGTCCACCCGATCACTCACTTCACGAGCAAACCGATCGCCGAACCACTGAATCTTTACCTTGGAAAGCCATCCAAACATCAGAACGGTACTTCCCATTCCGGAGGCGTCGAGACCGGATGCTCTTCTTCCGTCCCGACCGCCAGCTCGGCGACCATCTCGACCTCGGGCTCCTCCTCTTCTCGCGGAGGCTGTGCCCCGTAATGCGTACCCGCGAACGGACCCAGCAAAATATGCGATGGATTACCCGGATTTTCACGCACTTCAAATAAACAATGACAATTACACTGGCAGTCCGAGTCCCCGATTGCCGGCAATGTCCCGATCGTCGCCCATCCTGCTTCCGGGCCATCGTGAGTCATCACCGAATATTCTTTGCATGTCCGGCAGCGGTCGTCTTCATCTCCTTGATGCACCCGTCGTTCTTCTCGAAAGCGACCAACGGCCATCGCCCGATGCCGGATTGGATTCTGAGCTGCACCCCAGACTGAGGAACCGTAAAGCTCGGCGCGCGCCGCGAATTCTTTCCCACTCGGAGGTTTCGCTCCTTCTGTTTCCGGCGTCGGAAGCGGTGCTTCCGGAGATACCGGCCGCAAAGGCTCTGGCGGATTCAGGATCACGTCGTGATACCAATTATCCAGGTATTCCGACTGTCGCCGGATTTCAACATCGATCGCGGTTTCCGCCGCATGGTCGATTCGTCCAGGTCCCCAAAGAGCCTGAACCCCGGCATGAATAAGCTCACCGATGAAAGCCCTCGCTCGACCGAAAAATCGCCGGACCGCCGGAATGAGATCGACTTCCAGGGCTCGATCGAGTGAACCATGCTCGCGTAGCAGACTGATGGCTTCATCATGCATCCAGGATCGGCCATACTCGCGAATAGATTCCAGGACAGCATAATGCTGCGATCCAGACAGTTCAGATCGGGTGAATTGTCGCGACCAGCCATGCGATCGCAGACAATGCCGCAATATGGATTCCGCACTGCCAGCCTTGTGAGTTCGACGGCCAGCGAATCGACGCGCGGTAGAGCCATCATCATCGCGTCGTGTTTTCGCGTCGCGCGCAAGTTCCCCATGATATAACCCGCCGACAGACCGAGACCCAGGCTTGCGATGATCACCAAAGTGTTCATGGAGCTTCTCCTTCAGCTCGGTCAGTAACGCCTGTCGCTCTTCACGCTGATCCTCGATCAAACTCTGCCGCTCTTCTCGCTGCTGGGCCCTCCGGTCCTCCCGTTCTTGCTTCTGCTCCGTCTTCAAGTCCTCTTTTGACTCGGCGTGTTCGACTTTCATGTCGGCGATCTGTTTGCGGTGACTCTGGCGCAACTCGGCCATCTCGTCTTTCAAGTGCTCCACGTGCTCTTCGGTCAGATCCTTCACCGCCTCTGCGTGTTCTTTTTCGATATCCTTCATCGCCTGATCGTGGGCTTCCTGATGGCGGCCTTTCAGAATCTCGACTCGCCTCGCCCGCTCTTCCTGATTACGGGCCCTTAGCTTCTCCGCTGTCTTCTCGTATCGCTTCTGCGCCTGCCTGTGCTCGCTGGAAGCTTCGCGGATATCAGCCCGCTGACTCGCTTTTAACTCACGAATCTCGCCAGCATGCTCGGCCTTGATCTCCGACAATCGCTCGCGCCGCTCACTAGCTTGATCTTTCAGCAGCTCTTTTTGTTCTGCCTTCTTTTCCCGTACCCACTCTTTCTGAATCTCCCGGTGCTCTTTCCGGATGTCTTTCCGTTCTGCCTTCTGTTCGGCGACAAGCCCCTTGCGCCCCTCGCTATGCTCTTTCCGGAGGCCTCCTGTCTGTTTGTGGGCATGCTTCCGGAACGCCTCCAGACGGGCCTTGGAACGCGGTTTCCGACCCTCTCGCGGCTTCCGACCATGCGCGCCGCCCGTCGTGAACTTCCCCTCGGCGTCATGGTACGGATTGCCACCATTCCGCAAGGCGTCCCGCGCCATGATCAAAGTCGTCAGTACTCGACGGTTGTCCACTAGACTTTCTTGCTTTTAGGATATATAATTAGTGTCGGTTGAGAAAACGACGTCGCCCCTCACGCAGGGGCGTGGATTGAAACGAGAATATGTTCCTCGAAGAAACGGATCAGGTTTGTCGCCCCTCACGCAGGGGCGTGGATTGAAACTCTCGCATGATCTCGTTACCGAGCCAGATCGTTTCGTTAAAGAGGTTACTCATATGAGTAGCCTCTTTTTTTTCAGTCATTTTCCACCCGTCAGACCGTTCACCACCATGATTAGTTCGGCATCCGCGTGCCCTTCCACGAATTTCAAGACATCACGCGCCGTCGCCGCAACATCATCCTTTGGCGGCTCCTCTTTCAACGCCGCCTTCAATTCCGTCGCCAGATCCTTATGCGCATAGGTAATCCCTTCATCGGCGAAGGCCACCAGCTCGGGATAATTGTCTTCGCCTGTCTTCACCGCCCAGTCGCAGAAGTCCGGCCATCCCTGAGAAGTCCCGATCGGAATCCCTTCTTCATCTTCCGTCATGATTTCATAACTCATTTTGCATTCTCTCGCATCAGCTGAAGTGCATGCTTTTCGTCCCGCACCTTCGTCATCGCATTGATCCGGAAAGAGCCCGCCCCTCGCTTGTAGTAAATCTCATGTCCACTGTGCAAATCCGCAGTCTCACCGAACTTGTCCCGATGATCCAGCACAAACGTGTGAATCGTTCCCCCGGTTTCCTTCTCCCACTTCACCTTGCGATCCAGGGCTTCTCCCTTCATCGTCACTTTATCATTCTTGCCATGCGTCAAGGTTTTCAGCTCGACACCGTGAGTCTTGCCGGCGAGCTTGATCTCCACGTCAATCGGACCATTATCCGCAAAGGCTTTTCCCTTTAATCTCTCCGCAAATTTGAATTCGTTCTCTTTCGCATATTGCTGGTGTTCGCGCGTCGTCTTCGTCTGGTTGTCCTGAGCACGCTGCGCTTTCTCCGATAAAACAGCCGGCTTCCCTTTTCGTTCGCGGTCCGTCATCTGCTCTTTCGATTTTGGCTGATCACTCGACTTTTTCGCCGCCGGTTTGGCTTTCTTTTCTTCTTTCTTCTGTCCTCGCGGCTGGCGACCTTCGCGCGGCTTCTTCCCGTGAAAGCCGCCCGGAGCGAACTTGCCCAGAGCGTCGTGATAAGGATTCCCCTTACCTTGCCACCGGGCGATGTCTGCCTCGATCTCGCCGATTACTCGAGCGATCGCCCCTTCCTCGATCGCTCGCTGCTCCGCCCCGGCCTCTTCGACTTCGCGCTCGGTGTTCTCGTCTTCCTCTTCTCGGCCTTCACTGCCACCGAACTGATACTCCGTCATCATCTGTGATTGCTCGATCGAGGCCGCACTCTGCGTCAGCTTCATCTGGGCTTCCGACTGGATCATGCTCGGTTGCCGCATACTCCCCGGAATCCACGCTTCATCGCCATACTCGACCGGCGGGTACTTCGAGTCTTCATTTACGAAGTTGATCGTCGCCGAGCCGTTCTTGAGCTTGATGTCATCGATCTTCGCCCGCCGCTCCTCATCTTCGGGCACCGCACTATCAAACGCCCAGAACAGCCGATCGTCTCCCCATAACTGAGACCACCACGTCAATGTCGAGGCGATCATGTGGCAGCGCGGCTCCACCGCTTCCACGGCATGAATCTCACGGGCAGCGGCCGTATTCGCGATATTCGTTTCCGTAGTCATGATGCTCGGGGGAATCCCGAAACAGTTACACACGCGCTGCATGTCGTATTCCGACAGGGCCACGGCGCCCGTATCGATCGTCGGCACGTTTACCGGCGTGATATCCCAGGCACCCGATGTCACCAGCGCCTTACCTGCATTGGCACCCGAGAGCTGACGATTCAGGTCACCGGAGAACCGCTGTCGCTCATACTCACCCGGCGACTGGAGTGGGTCCTTCGCGGAGAACACCAAGTTCGGCCTTGGCCCGGACATCAGCACTTGTTCCTGGATACTCACGAAGATGTCTTCCAGGTTCGCGTATTCCAGCGCTGCATAAGTCGGCGAGTAAGCAGCGGCATAAGGATCACGGAGGCTGTTTGTCAATCGGAATCGCATGATCTGGTCGAACGGCAGAATATCCGCGAAGTACTGGTAATGCTCGACCAGAGCCGATCCCATTCTGCGCAACGGATAAACATATTGGGAGAACAAAGGCCATAGCCATTGAGGCATGCGTAATGAACCCAGCGGCTCCGGAGCCACGTAGGCCGTCCCGATCACGTCCACGTAGCGAACGATCAGCGAGATCAGCGAAATGCGGTTGAAGTAACCCCATGGGTCCGAGTGATCCATCATCCAGAGCAAGGGATGCTCGCGAATCTCGGCGATGTCCTCCACGGTTCCGGGAGCGACCCGGCAATATTCCATGTGCGGATCATTGCGGAAGCGGTCGAATGTCCTCCGGCTGATGGGATGGGGATCACATAGCGACCGCACCGGCTTGGAACTCTTGCTTTTGTCGATATACAGGCGAAGTGGCACGCGAGCGACGGCGTTCGCGTTCTTCATGACGCAGGCGTAGATCAGGCTCTTGTACGCTTCGACCAATTGCCAGGCGGACGGGGCACGCTTACTGGCGAAATGGTCGGTGAAAAGAGGGCCGCCATAGAAACCACTCCCCGTGGAGAAGTTACCGGGCGGGCCCTCAACCCTTTTTCCGTTCGCCAGTGCCGGCTTGGCGAACAGCGTCTGGCCGGCGATCCTCGCCCGTTCAAGCAACGTCGGCATTATCGCGCCTGATCCTCATCCGGCATCGTCATGATTCGATAAGCTTGGATTACACGCTGCCCGCGCATGTGCAGCCACGGAAGTACACGTACCGCACACCACCAGAGCGGAATCCCGATCGCCAGGAATGGGAGGCTGACCAGTCCGAGCGCGACGAGACCCAAACTGGCTAACCATCCTGGAGGCTGAAGCGGACCGACAACTTCGATAGCTCGCTGGAAACGGGTCATGGGGAAATCACTGCCATCGGGGATCGTCACCTAACTCGCCGTAAAGCATCGCGTGATCTCGGGCCGCGAGCATGCGATCATACTTGGCATCCAGCAAACGTCTGGCCCAACCCTCCGTCAGCTTTTCGTGATGCTTGGGATAGTTGGAAAGCCAGGTTTCCCGGCAGATGCGGCAGACGATGAATGTCTCGCCTGGAGCGATATCCGTCCGGACATCGAACGGTCGGTTGCACTTCGGGCACTCGTTTCTACCACCAGCGGACATGATCAAAGTCTTCCTGTGCGGCCCGATCGGATTCTATTCGGCGATTCTGGTCGGCGGTCATTTCGTCTTTTCGTTCCTGCTCCACGATCTCGGGAGGTTTTGGCGCGCCACCGAACCGCTGAACGTCTGCGGCGGCATAGGACAAGCAGTCCACGATGTCATCGTGGGCACCCCGAGGGAAGTCAAGCAATTCAGATTCGATCGTGGATAGTTCAGAATGGCCTTTCGGTAGATAGATTTGTCCGGCTTCCATTCGGACTTGCGCGGGGATGCTTCGACTGATCTTGTCGCGATCCGCGAGAAGGGATCGGACGGTAAGGCCGGCATCGACCCTGGCGTGATGGACGACGAGGCTTTGCGCGAGAATCGACTCGATTCCCACGTAGTCGAGATCATACTTGCTTGCCATCTGCTGGGCAGCCGGCACCAGCGCTTCGCCGCCCATTTGACCACGGAGCATATCGAGGAGGAGCAAGTCATGCTGCGGTGTCACAGCCCAGGCGCAGACGACCGTGAAGTCGGCTTCCGTCTTGAGGGAGAACGCGAGGTCCATCGTGCCGAATCGCCGGCAATGGATCTTGCGAACGCTTCGCCCTTCCGGACCGAGCAAACGAAAGTGCTCGGGGTGATCCTCGAAATAGCGAAACCAGTGTTTCTTGAAGAGGCCGCCCTCGGGAGGCGTCGGGCGTCCCTGATACTGGGCGGTGAACCAGTAAGTGCCCAGCGTCCGCTTGATGGCCTCGAGCTTGGATTCGTCGTAGCGATCGGGCCAGAGGGCCTGGCCAGGAACGCGTCCCAGTGCATCGTCGGTATCGGCGAAGGCCGGGAGACGGAGAGTAACCCATTGCTCGCCAGTCTCCTGGGCATGGGCGAGAATGCGGCCGCGCAAGTCGTCCTGATGCCAGGGTGTGAGGATGAATGCGATGATGGCGTTCGGTTCCAGCCGGGTATAGGCGGTTGACCGCCACCAGTCCCAGTGCTTGTTGCGGATCGTCTCGGAGTTGGCCTCCTCGGCATTCTTGATCGGATCATCGATAACGAGGAAGTTAGCGCCCTTGCCGACCAGGGGCCCGCCGATACCGCAAGTCTGCATACCGCCCGAGTGTCCCTCGAGCTCCCAGTGATTGGCGGCATGACTTGTCTGGTTGATGCGGACGCCGAAGATACCGGGTCCGTAGCGTTCGAGGATATCGCGGGACTTGCCTCCCCAGGTCGAGGCGAATTCGGCCTCATAGCTGGCGAGGATGACGCGGTGGTCGGGGAAGTTCCCCACGTACCACGCAGTTGTGTACTTACTGATGAATTCACTCTTTCCATGCCGTGGCGGCATGAGCACCATGAGGCGAGTGATCTCGCGATTGACAAGCCTGAGAATATGTTGATTGAGTAACTCAAGATGTCGTGCGAGAACATATTTTTTGTTGACGAGCTCGGCAAACTCGCCAGGAGACTTTCGGGCAATCGCGCGCAACTCGGCCGGTGTCATCCATCAGCCATTCGACATATTCGCGGAGCAAATGTACCCTATACTATATATTACTATTATTATTATTATTATATATAAAGAGAATAGAGAGTATAGAGTGTACAACTGCTTCTCTTATATCAGAGTATATTTACGTCTTGGGCTTTTTACCGTTCCCGTTGGAGCTCTCCGGAGGAGGCTCCTCGGGAATGATATCCTTGGCTCTCATCGACTTTCCCTGGAGCCGACGAGGAAGCTTCGAGGCTTGCGTATCAGGCTCGTGGGGAACATGCCCGTTGGGTGTCACGGCCTTCTCGGCGACCCGCTTTGCTCGCTTTTTTGCCCACTCATCGACGTCGCCTTCAGACACGCCCGTGAGCGTTTCTAACGGCTTGTCAGCGCTTGTGATGTCGATCGGCTGCATGACCTTGCCGTCCATGCGGTCGAGCAACATTTCAATAGCTTTCGTGTTTCCCTTCAGGCCCGCCTTGACCAGCGTCTCTGCGACGAGATCAGCGATCTGCCGGCTGTCCTTGATCGGCTGGCCGTTGATCTCCGTCTTTTCCAGGATGCGTCGGATCGCGTCGGTCAATAGCGGCTTGCGTGGCATCCCGCCAGGATTCCCGCGCCATTCAGCGCCCGGCTTGAATGGATTCAAGTTCTTTCGACTCTCCGGATTCTCGCCTTTCGGCATTCCTCAGACCTCTCTTACATTCGTATACAGGAAACCAGCGTACACTATGGTACGTTCAATCACCGTAGAAATATTTTCAGAAAATCCCTAGAATCCCAGTTGTCGTCATATCCTCAGAGCGTATAATGCTGGTGTGACGCAAACAAAACTTTCTGACAGGAGCTCGAAAATGGAAACCGCAACGAAGACACCGAAGGCCCCGAAAATCCCGCTTGTGACCCAGTATGTTGGATGGCTGCGATACAACAGTCCGGCTCCCGGATGTACGTCGATCTCGGGTGATACGCTGCCCGCGTTGATTGCGGATGCGTTCAAGACCGCCTCTTATTACGCGGCGATCCCGCATCGCGTCATGATGCTGGAAGACCTTCAGCGGGTTTGCGTGGCTTGTTGGGGCGATGGCACCGTCCAAGGGGTACGCAAGCGAGCTCGCTGCAAGGCGTGCCGCGGCGTGGGTGTGATCGAGAAGTTTGAGTCGATCCGTCTTACGCCGCACGAGAATGTGAAAGTCGTCGAGAACTACGCGTCCTGATTTCCTCACGAGGGGCATGGAGGCCCCGTTACCTGGAGCACTTTCATGATCACGCGAAACATCGGGCCATGCGATCGGGATCTTACCACCACCGAAGTCGAGTCTTACGAGGCAGCGGACGCGGTTTTCATGGCGAGCGAGTATGCCGATCGGCTCGAAGATCCCGCGGGATTCGACCTCGAGCTCGGCGGGTGGGTGTACTGGCTTGCCGATGCGTCCACCGTCGTCATCACGGAGGCCGGCGAGGTCCGGCATATCGACGAAGATTGCGTCGATCGCAGATTGCCGGAATAATTTTCGAGAGAATCCAGGAATCCCAGTTGTCGTCATACCCGTATCAGGTATAATACGGGTGTGACGCAAACGAGACCTTCTGACAGGAACCGAAAAATGGCCAGAAAGATTGTGGAAAACTGGATCGTCAACGTGACGCGAGGGAGTGTGGTCCAGATCGACGGCGGGCGGTGCGAGCCGTTGTTCGCCTGCACGGACTGGGATCAGGCCGAGTTTCGTTGGCCGAATCCGATTCACGAGTGGCGCGAGAAGCACGCCATTGCGTGCAACATCGAGATCACGGGCCGGACTTTTCAGTATCGGAGGAGTAACTGGTGTGTGCGGGTCCGGATCATCTGGGTGGGCGACGGTGAACCAAATACGAGCTGCACCGGTTGGTTGTTGATTTCCCCGTGGGATTGCGAGCGGGTCGATAACTGAATCTCTCACCGGGCACGGATGCCCATTTCCTGGAGCTCGAAAATGACCACCAAGATTGACACGCTGCTGGGTGAGCTCGACACGACCGAGCGAAGTCTTGCCCATAAGAAAGCCCTGATCACCGCGCTCGAAGATCCCAGCGAGTGGGAATACACCGGCGATGTCACCGACGCGGGCGGCGGGTGGACACAAGCGAAGTGTGCCTGCGGGCATCCGATCCGATATGAGTTTCACATCATCCGACCGCGCGATCAGAAGAAGGCCGTCGTCGGCTCGACTTGCGTGGACCACTTCAAGAGCATAAACCCGGCTCTTGGCGCCACGCTCGAAGCCGCCCGTGACAAACTGGTCGCAAGCATTCGAGAGGCCGAAAAGGCCGCCAAGAAAGCCACCGAAGAGGTCGAGAACGTCGAGCTGTGGGCCAAATATGAGACCGCCAAGGCAAGCGCCATCGCGGCCTACACCGTCGCCGTGAATCGCCAGCGGTCCTACCAGCAGACCTACATCCCGACCATGCTCTACTGGCTCGCATGCGGCGGCGGCCGGAAGTACATCCGGAGCAAGCCGCCCACTTACCAGCGCCCGAGCGATCTCAAGCGATGGATCGTGAAAGCAACCGAAGTCCTCGAGCAAACCGTTGCTCGCCCATGGGGCGGAGAATAATTTTCCAGAAAATGCTGTTTTCTCGCGGGCCACGGATGGCCCAAAAATATTTTTAGAGAATCCGGAAATCGCAGTTGTTCCCATACC